GATTTACACTTATGCCGCACGTTTTATGAATGTACGTTGGGCAGGTGAAGTAGCTTATAACACAGACTATGAAGCACACGATACAAACTATCGTATGGCTATCATTAAGAGTGCAAAAGAATTAGTTGGTGACAATCCAATGATTCAAGCATTAATCACAAAAGAAATTATCGGCATGCTTGCTCCTGATACTGCAATACCAGAATATGAAACAGCATACATCAATACAATACCTGACGTTGATCTCAGAACTTTAATGACTGAGCAGAACAATGAAGTTCTCAGTCGAGATTTAACACCAAGTATGATACCAGAGCATGAAATGTATGGTGAGAACGGTGAAGCTGAGAATGGTGAAGAATCAGAATCAGAATCAGAAGGATCATTTGGTAATGATGGTAATGCATCATTGCTAGGTGGCGTAGATACTCCTGTTACGCAAATAGGTGTGACTTATTATACGCAACAAGTAGCTCCAGTGATACTAACTGGTATGAATACGGGTAGATAAAACTATCTATATTCACTATGCATAAATACATTACACAATCGCTAACTACGTAAAGTTAAAGGAAAAAATTAATGGACAATCAAAATTTCGTTGGCAACGATGTAGCCCCTGTAACTGCACAGGACTCTTTGAGTGAAGCAGGAGAGCAAAACGTTAACCCAGGTGCTATTCGTAAAAGCACAACTCAGTCATTGTTGACTGCATTATCAAACGCTAGCGGAACACAATTCCAAAGTGTTGAAGATGCATTATCATATATGGCACGTGTCGGGGCTCAACAAACTAACGCTGGCAACGTACAGCCAAGTGGACAACCAAAGCAACAAACTAATGCTAACGGTCGTGTCACAACAAACGATTTGCATGAGCAGTTTAGCAAACTTCAAAACGATCTAGCAGTAAAAGAGCAAAGATTACGTGAGAAGGAATTAGACAGCGACATTCAAAGAGCGATGGGTGACAGATTTGATTCAGACCTAGTTGATTATGCATTGAATAAAGTGAAGAACAATATTCAATGGAATGATGATGGCACATACGCTATTGTTAATCAAAAAGGTCAAGAACGTTATGGTAGTGATGGAATGCCACTTACAATTTCAGGATTAGTACAAGAAGTAGCAGTGGGTAATCCAAAGCTACTCAAGCAGAGTAACTCTAATTCTGGATCTGGTTTAAGACCTGGACAAGGTTCTTTCACTGGTGCACTAGACGAGGCAGTACCAGATTACTCACGTGATCCGGCAGCATTCAATGCATGGGCTAATAAAAATGGTCTAGGCAAAGGAGTTGGTCTCAAAGCTCTAGGTGTATCAGCGTCAGTATCTACTTCAAGTCGCAAAATACTCTGAGCCAACAAAATTTAATTTAAGGAAAATATTATGGCATACGTCTTAGGCGGCCCCAATAATGAGGGCGATGGTTTTACAACAGCGATTTCAAATTTCGCATTACGTGCTATGCACGAATCTAACGGTCTAGTTAACTTCACTAACGTTGTTACACCTACACAAGGTCAAACATTCTTAGTACCTAACTTTGCACCAATCACATACCAAGACTACAATGCTAACGGCACTGGTGGTACATTTGGTACTGGTAATGCTGTTGTACAGAATCCTGCATTGGGTCAAGGTACAATTACAGCAACTCCTGCAGTTGCACAAACAGCGTTCGATATCTTCTACGGATGGACAACAAGTTTCACATTGGCAGCTACATTAGGTGCTGAACTTGGTGAGTCATTCGCTGAAAAAGTTGACCAACGTGTTACTCTAGCTTTCCAAAGCTTTAAAGCAACACCAGGCAATACAAACTACGCAACTAGTGCTGACGGTTTCACACGTGTACTACAATTAGGTGCTATGGAACTTGCAGAGTCTGGAACAAACGTAACAGTAGCCGCAGGTGGTACAGAAGGCTTCAGCGCCGCATCAGTACTAGACTTAGTTCGTTTAGTTAAGCAGAACTTCAAAGTTGCTCGTATGCCTGGCACACCAGTTATCGTTTTAGATAGTAATGGTGCGGCAGAAGGTTCAGTTGCAGGTCAAACAGGTTCTAGTTTGAATCGTTTGTTAGCTGAATTGACTGGTGGTGCAGTAAGTCAATCTGGTGGTTCTAACCTATCTGCTCTTGGTAATGAGTTGCTAGCAAGTGGTAAGATTGAGTCAGTATATGGATGTATGATTATTTTCACTACATTCTTAACTACTGCTTCACGTACATTCTTAGGCTCTGGTCCATTCAGCGTTTTAGTTGGTGGTTACATGGGCGACAGTGCAATCTTCACTGTTATGAAAGAAGGCTTGCAACTTAAGACTGGCGAAGTACCAGGTGGATTGCAGATTTGGTTGACTGGTGTCGGTTACTTCGGTAGTGGCGTTGGTGACTTACGTCGTGGTGGCGCAATTAACATTCAGCAGTAAAATGAATATGACTGGTAGTCTAAACGCTACCAGTCAATTGTCTAAGGAAATAAAATAATATGTCAGTACCATATCAACGAATCTCAAATGCAACAGTAGAAGACATTCAGTTCTACGATCCGGCAGCGGAACGTAGAGCGGCTGCTCTACAAGTTGATTGGGCTCCATACTTTAAAGTCGGTTCACAAGAGTGGCTTTATAAGTTAGAGTTCGGATGGTGGCAGAAATACTGCGACACAGTGTTGGGTGCTTACTATTATGCCAATCTGCCTAATGGACAGTTGATTTCAAGTTTCAATCCAAGTTTGCTCATTAAGAGTGACCAAACATTAATTCGTTTAGATACGTTCGGTGCAATATTAGTATTCTATGAATCACTAGTAACTGATGTGTCTAATATGAATGAGGTTGATGTTCAGAATTATGATTTCGCTAAAAAGCGTTGTGATGATGAATGGACAAAAGCGTTGCAGTTGATGAACTTCTATGATTTATATATGGATAGCCCACAAGGACCAACGACAAAGCTTGAAGAAAATTGGACAGCCGACGTTGATTATTTCAACGGAGATAGGAGATATTTCTAATGGCTGAAGTAACTTACTCAGTATTGAACGAACCAACAGTAAAACAATCACAAATTGTTGCAGTGTTGCGCCGTGATATACCTACAGCGTGGAACATACCTATATTTGATGACTTCCCTAGTGATAGTGAAGTTGTTCGTTATGGTATCTACGTGAGTGATGTGCATACAGTAGAAAGAAATCCTCATCAACTTGGAATACAATATTGCGGATCAGTGTATCACGCATATGATGAATTTGGTATAACTTACATTAGTTACCAAGATGACCCATACAATGTAGCAGTAAACGCTATCATTGCTAATTTAGTTACAGCTATCAAAGACGATGGTGTGCAACTAATGGATGGTTATTTTGAAAGAGACTTTGACCAAGTTCGCACATACGGACCAACACAAGCAGAAAAGCATACCTGGACATTCAGATTGCTAAGAATGGAATTTAATACGCCTAACTAAGGAGAAATCAAATGGCAAGAATTACAGTAAACACAACAGGAACACAACCAATATTATTGGTTAGCACAGACATATCTAATGTAGCAAACGCTTCATTGAGTGTCACTTGCTTGCAAGACGTTACAGTTACAAACTCAACAGGTATCTATTCATACACAGACTTTTGTTCTGGTGATATGAACAAGATTACTACACCAGCTGACAATGAAATCAGCACAAATATGGTGTTAGATGGTTTAGTTTATTTCGGTAACGCAGGTGCAACAGCAAACACAGCATCATTCTATGGTGTTGCAGGCTTAAGCGAAAACAAAGTAAACATCTCTTGGAAATTGTATTTGAATGGTAACGCTAACGGCGCATTCTATTACACTGGCACAGGTTATGTATCTAGTTTAGCACCAACAGTAGCTCCAGAGAATCCAGTATGGATCTCTCCAATGAGTATCGCTGTTGATGGCTCAATCACTAGCGGTGTTGTTTAATTAATTAAGCAAATATAAAAGGGGCTTCGTGCCCCTTTTTTTATAAGCGAGGAACAAATGAGTGAACACGATGTATGGTTAAAGACCAAAGAAGAAAAACTACGTAGTTTAATTGCAGATGAGGCAAAGATGATGCCAATGCTTGACAGCTTGCAAGCAACAATTAAACAACTAAAAGCAAAACAACAATTTCGCCTAGCATTGTTAAATCAATTACTAGAAGATGAAATTGATAATGAATAAATACAATGTAATAATTTAATAAAGGAATCAACAAATGAAATTATCTCAATTAACATCAAAACCCCAACTAATAGACGTTCATCTTGACGATGAAGCAACCATTAAAGAATTCGGTGAACCAATTGAATTCTGGACGTGGGATCGTCAACCTATGGAAGTGTTTATGAAGTTAGCTAACGCAGGTAACAATGATACAAGTCATATCATTACTATTGTTCGCACATTAATATTAGATGAAAAAGGTAAAGAGATTCTCAAAGATGACGAGATGTTACCTACACATATATTGATGAAGGCAATTACAAAGGTGACTGAACTATTGGGAAAGTAACGTCAGACAGTATTGATCCTAAAAGTGAAAAAATGGCTTTGATACTGACGATTGATTCACTAGGTAAGCGTTATGGTATGCTTCCTAGTGAAGTATTAAGTAGAAGTAACACATTTGATTTGTATATTATGGATGCGGCATTAAGTTTTGAGAATTTTCATCACAAGAAGTCAATGAACAATGGAGTTGATCCATTACCAGAATATTCACCCGATGAGTTATTAGCTATGTTTAACAAGAATAAGGAACAGTAATGTCTGTCACACTAACCGTCAATACTATGTCAAGTAGTCTTAGAAATATTCAACGCAAACTTGATCATTTGCCAAAAGAAGCATATCAAGAATTCGTTAAAGAGACACCTATACGTAGTGGTAATGCTAGACGCAAAACCAAATTAAAAGGTAAAACAATCGTTGCTGATTACGCATACGCTAAACGTTTAGATGAAGGTTACAGTAAACAGAGTCCAGACGGTATGACTAAGCCAACTGAAGATTTTATTCAAAAAAGAGCAACTCAAATAATGAAAGGTAAAAAATAATGGCAGATTTAAGTTATACAGTTGACGTTAACGTCAGTCCTGCTACTCGTTCATTAGATAGTTTAAATTCTAGATTAGACAAAGTTTCAAAGAGTTTTGGTGGATTAAGAACAGCATTGCTTGGCATAGGATTAGCTAGTCTAGGTGCTAGTGCTATTAGAATGGCAGATGATTTACAAGATTTAAGTAATGCAACCGGCATAGCTGTAGGTAGTTTAGTAGAATTAAAAAATGCATTAGCTAGTAGTGGTGGTCAAATTGACCAGATGCCAGCCGCTATAGATAAGTTTGTTCGTAGTATAGATGATGCCGCGCAAGGTTCTATAAAAGCACAACAAGCTTTCCAAGACGCTGGTGTATCATTAAACGATTTACGCACATTAGGTGAACGAGACCTAATGATTAAAACATTAGAAGGCATTAGTCAAATTGACGATGCAGGTCGTAGAGCTACTCTAATGATGGAAAAGTTTGGCAAGAGTTTCAAAACTGTTGATCCAGGTGAATTAGCTAATAAACTAAAGATGACTGCAGGTGAGGGCGATAGATACGCTTCATCAATTAAAAGAGCCGCAGACCTTAATGACAGTTTAGAAAAAGCTAGTGGCAATCTACAGTTAGCTTTACTAATGGCATTTGAACCTATCATAATTAAGGTTAATTCATTCAATACGGCAATGGAAGAAAGCGGTATCAAAGCTGAAGGCTTAATTAACGTAATTAAATTATTAGGTGCTGTATTAGCGGCTACATTTGCTCTTAGCTTTGGCACAGGATTAGTTAAAGTTATTGGTCAAATGGGTCGTGGCTTAACCGTAGTAGCTAAAGAATTGAATGTTCTACAAGGAGCCGCAAAAGGCGCAGGTGGTGCAATGAGTGGTATGTTTGCCGCTACTGGTAAGCTTATGGTTGCACTACGTGGAGTAGTAGCAGTTGTTGCTGTATTTGGCACTGCAATATATGCCGCAACTCAACTGTTTGATGATTTTGGTTCTATTGCTACTAATGCTATGGCACGTATAGTAGAAGGAATTGGTTCAATGGTTGGTCTACTTGCAGGTGGTGCAGTCGGCGCGGCATTTGGATCTGCGTTTGGTCCAGTAGGAACAATACTAGGTGGTGTAGCCGGCGCATTCGCAGGTGATAAACTAGCAGATTTGTTTGGCTTACCTGCATTAATTGATAGAGCAAAGCAAGCACGTGTTGAAACAGAAAAGATGGCACAAGCTGTCAAAGACGCAGACTTAGCAGAGACAGCAAAGTTAGGCAGATTATATCCAGCTAAAAAGCCAGGCAGAGATGTAGATACAAAAGCACAAGATAGTGCTATTCGTGGAGTAAAAGAAATATCTGCTGAGTTTGTAAAACAACAACAGCAACTTCAGCAAAGAATAAGTTTAGAAGCAGAGATTGCTGGCTATGGTGAGAATGAAAAATCTCGCATACTTGCACAGGCTGACTTAACTAAATCGTATGCTGATATTATTGAACAACTATTAAAGAAAAAACAAACGTTAACTAAAGAGGAAGAATATTTAATACCTGTTATTAATGAACAGATTGCAAATGCAAGTAAACTTTATGAAACGCAACGTCAAGGTTTAGACGCTGTTATAACAAAACAGCAAATGGCAAATCATAATGAAAAAGAACGTGAAATGCTAATGGAGCAAATCACTAAACAAATGGAACGTCAATCATCATTGGGTGACCAAATTCGTAGTGCTTACGATAAGTTAAAAGATGTTGAATTTGAAGGCGCGCAAATGGGTCGCAGTCCATTAGAAAAACAGTTTGCAACTATACAAGAAGATGCACGTAAAGCCGCACGTGAAGCTAGTTTAGCATTTGCAGCCGGCTTCGAAGGTATGGATCTAAGTGTAGAGCAAGCTAATGAACTTGCTATTGGATTAGAAAAAATTGCACAAGCATATGGTAAAATTGCAGAAGCACAGTCTAATAACTTAACGGCAAGTAGAAGTTGGGAACAAGGTTGGAAAACTGCATTTGATAGTTATATGGATAGTGCAACTAATGCCGCTACACGTGCTGGAGATGCATTCAGTAGTATCACAAGTAATATGAACAGTGCCATTGATAACTTTGTTGAAAGTGGTAAGTTTAAGTTTGGTGACTTTGCTCGTAGCATCATACAAGATTTAATTAAGATTGAATTAAAAGCACAAGCAAGTAAATTGTTGAGTGGTATCTCAAGTGGTATCGGTGGATTCTTTAGTTCATTATTAGGTTTTGCTGAAGGTGGACAGCCCCCAATCAACAAGCCAAGTATCGTTGGTGAGAATGGTCCTGAACTGTTCGTACCAAAAACAGCAGGCACTATTGTACCTAACGGTGGTGGCGGTGGAACTAGTGGAGCCGGTGGCAACACATACATCACAAATAACATATCGGCAGTTGATGCCAAATCAGTAGCCCAATTGTTCGCTGAGAATCGCAGAACATTATTTGGTACAGTAGAAATGGCTCGCAAAGAAATGAGTTACGGTAGATAAGGAAATATATGTCAGGTTTACAAACAATTATAGATGCAAGTAACGGGTTATTAATAGACCGTCGTAAAGTAGTTGGTATACAATACACACGAAACGAAATACCACGTGTAAGTCAAACACCAACTAAGAATCCATGGAAGTTCACATTAGATGTTCCAAATAGTGTTCGATACAGTGAAGGTCGTGCATTGATGGAAGCATTAGATACATTAGATAGAATTACTCCGCAAGTAGTTACGTTTAGCAACAATAGTAATTTTAGTTGGATGTTTAGATATCAAGGTGCAATGACATTAGCACAGCGCAACGGAATTACTGTGCAGAGTTTTACTGGTAATGCATTGACGTTAACTGGATTACCCGCAGTTGGCGCAAGCACTGTGTTATTTCAACCAAACGATTTGATACAGATAGGATCACTTGGCGATTATCCTTATCCATTCACTAGCGCAACACAAGTATAGCGTGGTACTGGAGGAACTGTAGTAGTAACAACAAGCAGACCAAACATACTTACTCCTGTAGGTACACTTACTGGTGAAGGTATCATCGTCGGTAATGATTGTCAGTTCAATATGTTCTGTCCTAATATGCCTACGTACAAACTGATACCAGGTGGCTATGTTGGCAATGGCACAACAACAACTAACAATGCTTTACTCGAATGGAGTGATAGCTTTCTATTGTACGAATTCGTTGGTACAGCATAAGGAATAAATTATGGAAAATATCCCAGCAGTAGCAAATAATAAAGCATTGGTAAACAATGCTGAATTTGTTAAGTTAACAATTTACAATGAATATGCTAACACAGCAAATAACAACGTATACACGTTCAGCAGTAGTTACCAAACAGAGACAATAGGCGGACAAGCATATACCCCATTAGGTGGACTATTAGGCGTAGGTATACAACAACGAGACATTCGTGTTACCAGTGCTGATACAAGCATAAGCTTAAGTGGTGTTAGTGGCAACAATATGTTCGTTGTGTTATCTAATAAGATTCGTGGTAGTAAAATAGAACTTACACGCGGATTCTATAACAATAACTATATATTAAGCAACACTGCACAGCGTTTTACAGGTATTGTCACAAGTTATAACATCAGTGAAGAACGACAAGACAACGATGATAATTTTACAATTACACTAAACGCAAGTAGTTTTAAAAGTGTATTAGAGAATCGTATCGCAGGTAGAAAAACAAATAGCGAGAGTTGGAAAGAATACAACCCAACTGATACAAGTATGGATCGTGTACCAAGTCTAGCAGATAAGCAGTTCGACTTTGGTCAAGCACCTAAGCAAGGCGCTACAACACAAAGTCAGGCTGCAACAGACGCAGGGCAAGTGGCACAAGATACAAATAGTAATCAAACAAGCGGATATTAACAAATGAACGTAAGAATAGCAAATAAATTTGATCTACCAGACTTTTTACTAATGGTCAAGCATTTCCAAGAGTCTACAGACTTACCTATGAGTATTCGTGATGCTAACAATTGGGAGTACATCAACAAGTTATTTCATCATATCATTCTTGGTGGTGGATTGGTATTGATTGCTGAGTCTGATAAAACTGTAGGCATGATCGTTGGATTAAAGAACAGAAACATTTGGGATCCAGAGCAATTTGTCATGCAAGAATTAATGTTATGGGTAGAGCCTGAATATAGAAACACTAGAGCTGGCTACATGCTAGTAAAAGAATTCAGCAAACAAATAAAACAAATGGTAGAGGATAAAGAAATTATGTCAGCAACAATGACCAATACAGAGAATCTTGTTAACATTGATTACACAAGATTTGGATTTAAAAAGTTCGAAGAAACTTGGGTATTAGGAGTATAATATGGCAATTTTTACAGCGGCGGCATTATATATCGGATCAGCTATAGCTGGTCTAACATTGAGTAGTGTTGCGGCATTCGCAGTACGTACATTAGTATATATAGGTGTAAGCAAGTTAATTAGCAATAGAGCAAACAAAACAGCCGCAGGTGCAAACGATGTAGGTTCACGTGTACAGTTAGGCCCTGCAACTAATAACAAACTAGCTCCAAGTTATGGATCAGCATTCTTAGCACCAACAGTAACAGATGCTAAGATTACTACAGACCAAAAGACAATGTATTATGTTTTCACACTATGTGAAGCAACTAGTGGTACAATGAGCTTTGGTAAGATATTTTGGAATGGTAAAGAAGTTACATTAGGTGCCGGTGATTACAGTGCAAATAACAAAGTTGTAAGCTTAACTAACAACGCAACACCACCGCAAGTTGATGATTCAATTAATGGTAATGCATACATATATGCATTTACAAATGGCAGTAGTAGCGGTGTTAACACAGGTGGCACAAGTGCAATTACCATATTGCAAGATGCAGGTATTCCAGTAGCAGATCGTTGGACAAGCACAGATGTGATGACTGATACTTGTTTTATTATTGTTAAAGTTAATTATAACAGAGATGTGCAAGATGCAACTAGTATGCCAAGATTAAGCATACAAGTAACAAATACGTTGACTAAACCCGGCATGGTTCTTAAAGATTACATGACGAATCAGATATACGGGTGTGCTATTGACTTAGCAAATATTGATGAACCTAGTTTAGATGCATTAGACACATATAGTGATGAAACAATTACATATGTGCCCGTTGGCGGCGGTTCTATTACACAGCCAAGATATCGTGTTAATGGTCCAGTCAATACAGGTGATAGTTGCTTAAACAATTTACAACAATTAATTGATACATGCGATAGTTGGATACAGTATAGTGAATTGACTGGTAAATGGAAAGTTGTTATCAATAAGCCATACACTGGTTCGACTGGTGATCTTTATCATGTTGATAGTAGTGTATTGATTGGCGGCATCGACATTAATCCACTAGACTTGAACCAAACATACAACAGTTTAGAAGTACAATATCCTGACGCAAATATTAATGACCAAACTAATTACAAGGTTGTTGATATGACTACCTCTGGCACCGCATGGTATGATCCAACATTGTTAAGTCCTAACGAACCAGATAACAGAATTGATGTTCAGTTTCCACAAGTTAACAACTATGTGCAAGCTGTATATTTGGGTGTGCGTAGACTATTACAAACACGTGAAGATTTAGTTATAAGTTGCCAATTAGACTATAGTGGTATACAAGTTGAAGCTGGCGATGTAGTTCGTGTCACGTTAGCAGAATATGGTTGGACAGACAAACTGTTCCGTGTAAGTCAAGTACAAGAAACTAAAACTGGCGATGGCTTCTTGGGTGCAAGAATAACAGCGTTTGAATACAATGCAACAATATACAGCGACAATGCAATTCAAGACTACGTTCCAGAAGCTAATACAGGACTAACTGATCCAAACATCTTTGATACACCAACAACACCTGTTGTGTTGAATGGTCCTGTTGCAAACGGTGCTATCAATTACTTTACGGTGTCTAGTAACGTTCCAGCTATTGGTACAACATTATATATGGATTTCAACGTTGGTAACAGTAGTAATTTACAGACACACAAGAGTTATAGTAGTGTACAAGTTGGTGATGGAACACCATACACTGCAAACAGTACTATTACAATTAACGTTGCTGATTTAAATCCAGGAACATACTATTGGAGTGCTACTTCACGAAATGATTTTGCTGGTAAGCAAAGTAATAGCAGTGCTGGTTTTGTTTGGGGAGGT